GGAGAAGCGGTAGATCGTGTTTTATCCAGGCAAAGAAAGCTCGTGGGTACCAGGGGAAAGAACAAATCAAATGGTGCATTCATGTTACTTGACGATTGTATGTACGATTCAAAATTTTTGAAAGAAACGAGAATTCGTCAATGTTTTATGAACGGTCGACACTTTAACATATTCTTTATGCTGACGATGCAATACGTCATGGATCTCCCTCCCGCACTTCGAGCAAATGTAGATTATGTGTTTATACTCAGGGAAAACATCATACAAAATAGGGAAAAACTGTATAAGTCATTCTTTGGTATTTTCCCATCATTCGATATGTTTTGTAAAGTCATGGACCAATGCACCGAGAATTATGAGTGTCTTGTCTTGGATAACACGGTTAAATCAAACAAAATAACCGATTGTGTGTTTTGGTACAAGGCGAAAATCAGGACGGGATTCAGGGTGGGAAGTCCGCAACTTTGGAGCATGCACAAGAAAACATACAACCCAAAATATTTGGAACAGCAGGAGGCTGATGCGAAGAAGGCGACAAAGAAAACACATCTCACGATTACCAAACGAAAATAACGAATGCGTCACTCTCCAATTTCAAAAACATAGCTCTACATTAAATGTCGACCGACGTTCGAACTTTGAATCTCTCCGAAAATGATGATGGAATGGTTCCATTGACGACATCATTTGTGCAGAATAATCAACCCGAAAAAAATGTGAGCCCAAATAAAGAAATGACCATGGATTCCACACCAATTAATGATATCATGGGCCAACCAGAAATGCCACTCGAACCACCTATGATGGAATCGGACCCACGTGTTCAACAACAGCAGATGGTCATGCAACAGCCAGTTGTCATGCAACCACAGCAACAGCAGCAACAGCAAGTTGCTATGCAAACCAAGAACCCTTTCAACCTTACTGATGAGCAGATGCAAGCCGTCGTCGTCGCGGCGTGTACTGCGGCTGCCATTAGTAAGCCTGTACAGGAAAAACTCGCCAACTACGTGCCCCAATTCTTGAACGAACAGGGACACCGAAGCATGGTCGGCCTCGCGGCGACCGGTGCCGTGGCGGCGGGTATTTTCTACGTGCTTAAGAGATACGCGTAATTAGTAATAATGCGTGTACATTGCACCGCCAAATTGAATATTTGCGATGAATAGCCCAACTATGAATGTGGGTATTAAAAGACCGAGTGTAGTCCCCGTGCTTTCAATACTCTCCCCGAATTCCGTGATACTCGTTTTGAGTTTTTCGTTTTGAAGATACGCGATGAAAAGCAAGAATGTCACCACAGACGCAGTGACGACGTATCTATAATCAACGCCAAACTTCTTGAACATACCCGTACCACGCGCGACCATGTTAATAAACAGTGGGGTCACGACCGTGAGTAGAATAGAATTCACCCACTTGCGTGTTTCCGGCTTCGCATTACCGGTCAGAAGTGGTATATACAAAGCAATAAATGTCAATGACCAAAGTAATATCAAATTGCCTATATCAGATTTCATTTATGATAAACACAGATTATTTATCCTGAATGTGCTTACCACAAAACTTGGTTCGTTCTGGTATCTCTTGGTAAATACCTATGGCTATACACATGGCTTTGATCTTATCGTAATTCTCCCAAAATTTCGTGCTGTGTGCATATTCGTCGACGGTGCAGTGCGCGAGTTCGTGTATTAACACGTGCATGATTTCATTTGGTTCGCCGTCTATGCATATACCTATTTCGCGCCCCTTGTTTACGTTATACCCAACACTTCCAGCCTGGGCGCGGCGATGTGCCGTGATAGGGATTTCGGTGCACAGTTCTCTGAACTCATCATTTCCTGTGTCGCGTATGTGGTCTCGTAGCATTTGATATCTTTCGCGAACGACACGCAAATTTTCGGGTTGTTTTGTGTTTAAAAATATGTACAAATTTACAATGATGAGAAGGAGTGCGAGTATCATCTCTTATATACGAAGATAAATTTCGAGTAGAGTTCGGAAACTGGATTTCCGCGAAGTGGTTCCCACGTCTCAAGTCTAAAACCTATTTTTTCTAAACGCGTCACGAATAAATCTCTGTGTGCTATCGGTTCGATTTTTGGGCCATCGTGATAGTAAGGTGTGTCTTCGAGTTGTACGAACAATTTTTCACCGAATGCCCCGTGACTCGTGCCTTTCATCAAGAAAAATGTGTCCTTTCCGTAATTTAATGGTGTTTTGAATATCACTTGCTGAGAATCTGGTACAATTCCAAACAGTCTTCCCCCGGGTTTCATTCGCCGCGCAATTTCTTTCGTAGTCTGTTTGAATAATTCTTCGCTTTGAAAAATGTAGTGAATCGAAAAATTATAACACACAGCGTCATATTTTCTATTTGGTGCACTCGTGATGTCACCGAGGTAAAAATTAATGCGCATTTTATACACTTTAGAAGCCCGAGAACGAGCTTCCTCGAGTGCATCTTCGAGTGGTTCACATGCACTCAAGTTTACCCCACACTGTTTGAACTTACCTATGTCTCCCCCGAAACCACATCCTACGTCTAACACGGCGTCACCTTCTCGACACACGCGTGTTATGAGTTCCCTCTTTTCTTGGTTGTGATACTTTCGTATCTCTTCCATCACTTAAAAGTTTAGACCTTACTATAAGTATGAAACCTTTCCTTAAGTGGGTTGGTGGAAAAACGCAATTACTCGAGCCCGTCTTAGGTAGTTTTCCAAAAGAAATAAACGACTATCACGAAATATTTGTAGGTGGTGGGAGTGTATTGTTTGCTGTGTTGGATAGATGCGATGTACGGGGTAAGATACACGCGTACGACCTCAATGGGACACTCATAAACGTATACAAGGATGTACAGTCTCGACCAAAAGAATTGTACACAGAAGTCACGAAACTATTTAATGTGTATGATGGATTAACTGGTACGGATATCAATCGAAAGCCATCGAATGAAGATGAAGCGATGACATCCAAGGAGAGTTACTATTATTGGGTAAGACACCTGTACAATTCAAACGTTGGCGACCGGTCGGCTATGTTCATATTTCTAAATAAAACCTGTTTTAGGGGTGTGTTCAGGGAAGGTCCAAATGGGTTCAATGTACCGTATGGGCATTATAAAAGTACGCCGCAGTTCGTCACACTCGACGAATTTGAAAAAATATCGAAGAGTATACAACGTGTGGAGTTCGTACACTGTGACTTTAGGGATGCAATCGCTCGTGTCAAGTCCGGTGACTTCATGTATCTCGATCCACCGTATGCACCGGAAACAAAAACATCTTTCGTGGGATACACAAAAGATGGATTCGGAATGAAGGACCACGAAGAATTATTTGCGTTAACGAAGTCGTGTGGCGCTAAATTTACGATGAGCAATGCGGGTGTAGATTTAGTTCGTGCATCGTTTTGTGATTACAACATATCTGATGTAAAAGCGAGACGGGCTATAAATAGTAAAAATCCAGAAGCGACTACGACTGAAGTGATCGTTCGGTCATCCAATGATTAACTTCAGATTCATCTAATGTGTAGTATGCCGGGAACAATGTCCACTTATGTGTTTTACGATTGATGTGCATCTTCCATGAAACGTCGCCATGTTTCGCGAAAAATACTTTTATACCGTATTTTTCGTTAAATTTTATAGGTATTTCATATTTTTTCTGTTTGAACCACCAATCATTTACGATAAATGCGAGATGAAAATTCACACCCGGGTAAAGGTGACGATACTCTTCGAGTAGACACGGACCGGTGCGAAGTTTTTCGTCGACAGAGCCGGGTATTATTTGGTGTTTACACTCGAAAAGGATTACCGTCTTTCTATCAGAACTGACGTAAGCGCCATCTGGTTTCTTATCGTGTTCCCAATATGTATCTTTTAGGTCAGACATGTGATTCATGAAATCGGATTGTTTCAAGTATACAAATGTTTTGTCGCCTATCACATATTTCTGTCCGGGTATATGATTTCGTAAGACACATTTTTCAAATGGTAGACCACTCGCATTCGTGTTTGATCCACCGTCTCCATGTGATATCATGTGTGGTATACATACGAATTATTTCTTTATATATAGAGTTTCAAACCAAAAGACGAGAATAATTGCGAAGCAACACCATGTTTTTTCATTTTTAAAAACACAAAAAACTTTTTTTATTTTTTTCGATCCTTTTCAAAGAAGAAAGCGTAGAAAAAAATAATTTTTTTTATTTTTAATTTTGGGATTATATACACGGAGTAAATTGTAAATAGATATCAAATAGGTATAACCTCTATATAACCTCGTCAATTGGTCTAAAATAGGTATACTAAATTTTAATATTCTAAGTATTTTGGTACTTTTTCAATTTTAAAAACACAAAAAACTTTTTTTATTTTTTTCGATCCTTTTCAAAGAAGAAAGCGTAGAAAAAAATAATTTTTTTTATTTTTAATTTTGAATTTAGAAAAATCTCATAAAAACATTTTCCGGTGAAACGTTACCACAAGACCAATTGTAAACGTAACAGTGATTATGACCATTACCCTCCATAAATTTTGAATCACGAAGTGTACTGTGTTTTAAACCAACGTCGAGTGTATTATAAACATCGAAACCCGCATTGCGTGCGAGAATCGCCGCTGATTTAAGCTCGTCACCCGTGTCATAAAACATGTATGCCTGTTTCACACGAATACCAGTTTTGACGGAAGTGTATGGAACACAGTAATAACTCGTGACGTGTCCCGCCTCGTCTATGTATGAATGTACCACATCTTTGATTGAAATCAACCACCGTGTTACGTATGCCTCGTCTATGACGGGCGCTATCGCATATTTAGACAAATGTCTATTGAGTATACGTGTTACGCGTGGTACGTCTCGTTTCATAATAAACGAGTGTGAAGTACCCCCGATGAGACGATGTGGGCGTTCGCGTTCTTGTGAAAATTTAGCCTTATTGAGTTTGGGTACATTGAGAAGTCTGTGCCAGTACCGTGTCTTCGCGATGGGTGTGGGTAACTCCGCGACAGCCGTATACACGGCTTGCCATATTCCGACCGCGTTAGCTCTTCTACGTATTTCGGATATGAGCAGAGGCGCGAGGCGTTTGTTTCGAATCGTATCGTGCACACACAGAAAGTTAATCTGTAGAACGTCGACGACTTTATCGTGTATCCTATATTTAGAAGGTACACCCGAAATAAAACCAACGAGCTTCCCACCACTTTTGGTTCGAAGTCCGAGGTTCCAATCTGGTTCGGTGGCCCATTCCACGAACTCTTTCGTGTATTCGAGTGAAAAGTGTTCGTCTCGTATGTAATGTGCACTCAGTAGATGCGCCGCCTCGTCGATGGAACACACAGACCATTCATATTCTTCGGGGAGTTCGATGGGTGTTTCATTGTATGTTCTCGAAGAATCGATTTCACCTATATAATCCCCGTGTGCACGTGGCATGGGTTGTGTATTCCAAAATGCGTGCATTTATATCAATACGTGATTTGTTTTTAACCTGGCTTAAAGTTTTAACACGAGTATTTCTTAGAAAATGTCGCTCGAACAAGATTACACTACCGTCCCCGGTCAACTCTACGCCTGTCTTTCTGTGGTAGGCCCAGAGTGTCCACAAAAGAATGATAAGTTTGGTATCAAGATTCGTGGTGCGTTCAACTCCCGCGAAGAAGCCGCATCTCACGCGAAGCGCCTCCAAAAGGAAGACGCGACGTTTGATATTTACGTGGTCGACATGTATAAGTGGCTATTGATCCCACCCGACCCGACTGTTATCGAGGACGTACACTACACGAATGAAAAGCTCGAGACGTTGATGTCTGGATACAAGGAAAACCAACAAATGGCGGCGAAGATGTTTGAAGAACGTAAGCGAGACATGATGGATAATGGTGTGAACACATTCATCAAGCCGGGTGATGAAAACTCAAAGTATTACACGAAACCCGATGAAAAGCCAATCAGTCACCCAGCCGAAGTATTGGAACGATTGAAGAAAGAGAAGCCAGACGTCATCATGGAAGAACTCATCAAGGAAGCGGATGAAATCGTCGCGAAGGAAATTGAGGAGCGAAAAAAGCTACGAGAAGCTGAAGAGTCAGCGGACGCGCAAATCACGGTAGCAGAAGACAAAGAAGAAGAAGTGAACTCGAAGTAAATAAAAAAATGAGCATATAATAATTATGTTGACCATCGCACTTAACGTGGTGACCATACTTATCGCGCTATACATATTCGGTTTAAACACAAGAGACCGTCAGGTCATGGAGCTTAAACGGAAGATGGAAGAAGAAGATCCATACGTGTCTGCAACAGAAGTCGCAGAAGCTGCATCTAAAGACCCTCTCGTCGTGAGTCGGGCGTATTTCCTAGAATCGAGGGACGAACCAACGACTGATTTCAAAGGATTCTCATCCTGGTCGAAGGATAACTGGTTGCATGGTTTTCCCCATGAAGAAGCCTAATATAAAAGCCACAAAAATAATGGTATACGCCGTTTTATCGAGTGTCGCAAATATATCAACCTTTTCAGGTTGGTATTGGTGATGCATAGGTGGAGGTGGGGGAGGTGGATAATAATACATGGGCTCTTGTTCTTGTTGTTCCTCTTGCCCGCGTTCACTCTCTTTATCCATGATATCGGGTGTGTATTCGATTGGATTTCCTATATCACTCTCCATTTATAATCTGGCGAATTATTTTTTTAAGTATATTATTCCTCATCTTCACTCTCGCAATCATCATCGTCTATGACAAATCCGGCCAAATTCCCGTTTTCGTCAGCGTCTTCATCATCAAATTCGGATTCGGATTCGGATTCGGATTCAGAGTCATAGTCATCTTCATCGAAGTCCTCGTCTTCGTCGTCGGTGAAATCATCCTCAACCTCTTCTAAAATTTCGAGTCGTTCCGGTTGTTTGGAAATTCGCCCTGAGCGGGTTCTAAATGTACTCATTTGTATACGATTAGCATTACATCTTTAAGTCCTTCTATATATGTTTTCAAATTCAGCGTTTATCTTTACTATTAACTCGTGTATCTCCTCAACGACCGATGTATCACCAGACACGGATTCAAGTGCTAAATCTTCCAAATTTACGAGTCCGCGTTCTAAAAGTTTTCTCGATATATCTTCGTGTCCACTGTATTCTCTCGCCATGTTTATATTGGCGAGAAACTCTCTATAGAGAACTTCACTCAGACCCGAATACTTGTGTGTCTTCCTTATGAGATCATCGAGTATTGTTGGGGATGTACCCCTCTTTACGAGTTTAGATGACATGTATATGACTGCGATGAGAAATGCAAATGCTAACATCTATAATTTACTTGCTATTTTATCTATGAGCATATGCGCGCGATTTTTGCATTTACAGATTCGCTTAATTTCGCTTTTAGATATCGAAAAGGTACACATCTCCTCACACACTTTACACGTGTAATCAGAAGACACTGTGTATCTCCTGATACCTTTGTCTTTTTTGATGTCTCGCACTGTCACGTCACATCCATTTACCATATACTTTTGAATGTAGTTCTTGAGCTCATTTTTAACTACATCATTTGGTTTCGGTGGCGTTGGAAGTCTCTTCGGGGGAGGTTTATACTTTGTGACTTGAAGTTTATCGACTATCGTCGGTGGTAATTGGTGTTTTCTACCCGAAAAGTCTCTACAAAATCCATAAAATCGTCCGCGCATAGTCTCACATCTACAGAAACACTTTTGAAAAATGGAATCCCCTAAAATGTAAAACCATACATGATTTGAACCGTGTGCTCTTTTTGTGTTTTCACAATACCTCGATGTCGTGGCGACGAGATAACTGTTTTTCTCCTTGTATACATTTTTTATGCGTGCATGTCCTTGGCCTTCCATATTCTTTCGTATGAATGACTCGAGAAGTGCACACGTTTCTGGGTCTTTGAGTTCATTCTTGAGTTGTGCCACTGTAAAAGAGCCTTCGGACTTATTGGAAGCCCCCTCTATAATGTTTGGTTCGACACCTTCGACTCGGAGTGTTGCCATGTACATAATTTCAACCGTTGGTTCGGAAGATATTCGCTCAAACATGGCGAGTGGTCCATGCTTGTAAACGAAAACGGGGAGATACTCACCCTGTATCTCCTTTCCATTGTTGCATTCATGACACCCCTTTCCACCACAGTCTTTGTGTGTGACCCACTTGTGTGAGAATGGCATTCTGAACCCACTCCCACGCGTGTTTCTTTCGCTACTTCCATACACGGACAAATCTACGATTTCATTCCAATCTTTGGAACCATACACGAGAGTGAGTGTGCCAATCAAGTGCTCCCTGAGAGCGATGGCAGAATCTCGATTGACGGGAAAATCAGGCCAATTGATGTGTACACCGGTCTTCATGAGGTCACCCACGGGTTTGGGCTTCGCGACCGAAACGAGTGCATTCTTACCACCATATTTAGAGACTTTATCGCATATGACCTTGCATACTCGTTTTATTTCCTCTATAGTTAACGGGTCGTCATCCTTATAATCGAGATCCACGAAAAAATTATATGCATCGATCGTCTTTTGTTCGACGACGTATATTTTCTCATTTACTTTCACACATTCCACATATTTTTCATAAAAATCAGTCAATCTATCAAACGGCACGGATAGGACTCCACCGTCCATGAGCACGTGTGATGGATTGGGGTTTTTTTCAAAGAAGCCATGAATCTTACACCACTCCTTGAACATACTTACCAATACATAGTTTTATTCTTTTAATCTTCTTCGTCTTCTTCAAAGTTTCGCCACATCGTCCGTCTATACGAAACGTCTGGATATTGTGGTTCATCTTCCACGAGTTTCTTTTTCAATACCAAAAGTTCGTACACTTTGTCTTCCTTGTGTTCTTCAATAAAAGCATTCGCTTTCTTGGGTGTGTACGAGTGTCTATCGACGAGGAGTTCATGTATTTGCATTAAAATGTAGTTCTTGGACTTCATTATTTAATAGCAAAGGATTTTCTATCCAAAGATGTAACACATGCATAAAATTCTGGCTTTTCTAGAATATTCTTCATGATGCGTTCCCATTGTTTTTTACCCTGAACTCTTGAAGTGTATCGAACGACATGAAATCGTTTTCGTCATGTGTACGTTTGATGGGTTGTTTTTGTATCTTTTTTGCTATTGTTTTTTGTTTTTCATCGTTAAATTTCCTTACAAGTTCCACTTGTTCTGGTTTCGTGTAATTCACGAAAAACACGAATACGTTATATTCGAGATCAACAGTGGGACTCTCCTTTACTGTAAATTTAAAGTCCGTATACTCGCCCCGTTTTAAAGAGACAACACCACGAGTCTCTTCTTCAAGTTCTCGGAGGGCACACCGAATCG